GTCTGATCATCGACATGGCACCGAGGCATACGAAGTCGGATTTTGCTTCCTATCTGTTTCCGGCGTGGTTCATTTGCCGCCGACCAGACTTTAAGATCATCCAGGCGACGCATACTGCAGTCCTCTCGATCCGGTTTGGTCGCAAGGTCAGAAACTTGATGGACGGGGAGGACTACAAGAAGGTCTTTCCTGATGTTAAACTACGAGCAGATTCAAAAGCGGCTTATCGCTGGGAGACGGATGATGGTGGCGAATATTATGCAGCGGGTGTCGGCGGCTCTATCGCGGGTCGCGGCGCAGATCTCTTCATTGTGGACGATCCTCACTCGGAACAAGACGCCCTAAGCCCGACGGCTTTGGAGAACGCTTGGGAGTGGTACATGTCTGGCCCGCGCCAGCGTCTGCAACCGGGTGGCGCTATTGTTGTGGTCATGACGCGGTGGGGCGAAGCCGATTTGACGGCTCGTCTCCTGCGCCAACAGGCCATGGACCCCAAGGCCGATCAGTGGGAAGTGGTGGAGTTTCCGGCCATCTTTGATAGCGGGGAGCCGCTCTGGCCTGAGTACTGGAAGCTGGAGGAACTTGAGAAGATCAAGGCCTCGATCTCCGCTTCCAAGTGGCAGGCGCAGTATATGCAGCGCCCGACCTCTGATACGGCGTCCATCCTGAAGCGCGATTGGTGGAAGGTGTGGGAAAAGGAGGACGTGCCGCGGTTGCAGTACGTCATCCAGAGCTACGATACCGCGTTCCTCAAATCTCGGACCGCGGACTTTTCCGCCATCCAGACATGGGGCGTGTTCTTTCCCACAGAGGATTCGCCGCCCAATGTGATCCTTTTGGATGCCAAGAAGGGGCGGTGGGAGTTTCCTGATCTGAAGCGGGTTGCTTTGGAGGAGTATCGGTACTGGGAACCGGAGACCGTGCTCATCGAAGCGAAGGCCTCGGGCATGCCGTTGACGCAGGAGTTGCGACACATGGGCATTCCTGTGGTAAACTTTACGCCTTCGCGTGGGAATGATAAACATTCGAGGGTCAATTCTGTGTCCCCTCTGTTCGAGTCGGGGCTTGTTTGGCGGCCCGATACGTCGTGGGCTGAGGAAGTGGTCGAGGAATTGGCGGCTTTTCCTTTTGGTGAACATGACGATATGGTGGACTGCGCCACTCAAGCACTGATGCGTTTCCGTCAGGGCGGGTTCATTGGGCATCCCGACGATCTCCAGATGGAATCTGTGAGGCGTCCTTCAAATAGGGTCTATTACTGATGGCCATCGCTCCAAGTTCCAATATCGATAAGGGTCTGATGCAGGCCCCCGAAATGATCCAGCCGGATGGCGTGGACATGGAAATGGAAATGGAGGACGACGGCGAAGAAACCCCTTACTCGATTGAAGAAGACGAGGACGGCGGCGCAATCATCACCTATGAGGGTGGTGAAGGGGCCAAGGACATCTCTTCTCTGGGCTTTGGCGACAATCTGGCCGAGGTCCTAGAGCCAAAATACCTTGCCTCCATCTCAAAAGAGCTTTGCCGGGACGTTGAAGACGACGATTCCGGCCGCGAAGAATGGAAAAAGGTCTACGAAGAAGGCCTCACACTGCTCGGTATCAACTACGAGGACCGGACAGAGCCGTTCGAAGGAGCCACCGGGGTCACACATCCCGTGTTGAACGAGGCTGTGACGCAGTTTCAAGCCCAAGCCTACAAGGAAATGCTGCCACCGAACGGTCCTGTGCGCTCACAGATCGTCGGACAGGTCACTCCGGAGAAGGAACAGCAGGCGGATCGCGTCAAAAACTTCTTGAACTACTACATCACGACCGAAATGGAGGAATACGACCCCGAATATGACCAGATGCTCTACTATCTGGGCTACGGCGGCTCGACTTTCAAAAAGGTCTACTACGAAAGCGACATGCAGCGCGCTGTTTCGCCCGTCATTTACCCGAATGACCTGATCGTTCCCTACCATGCGCGCGATATCCGCACCGCAGAGCGCGTAACGCACGTTTTGCGCCTCTCTCCCAACGAATTGCGCAAGCAACAAGTGTCAGGTTTCTACCGCGACATCGAATTGCAGGAGCCGACAGAGTCAGAACGTGATTCGCTGGAAGAAAAAGTCGATACGATCACGGGCATCGAGCCGTCATCGAAGCCTGACGTCTACCGCCTGTACGAAATTCACACCAATCTGGATCTCGAAGGGTTTGAAGACGTCGATTCAGAGGGTGTACCCACTGGTATCAAGCTTCCCTACATTGTCACGATAAACGCTGACACGGGTGACACCCTTGCTATCCGCCGCAACTACAGCGAGAAGGATCGCAAGAAGCGGCCGCAGCAGTATTTTGTCCACTACAAGTTTCTTCCCGGCCTTGGCTTCTACGGCTTCGGTCTTGTCCACTTGCTCGGCAATCTGTCGCGCTCTTCGACGTCCATTCTGCGCCAGTTGATTGATGCTGGTACGCTGTCGAACCTTCCCGCTGGCTTCAAGGCCAAGGGCCTGCGCATCCAAGACGAAGGCTCGCTCTTGCAGCCGGGCGAATGGCGTGACGTTGACGCTCCGGGCGGTTCACTGCGCGAAAGCCTGCTGCCGCTTCCCTACAAGGAGCCGAGCGCAACGCTGATGCAACTGCTCGGGTTCTGTATCACTGCGGCTGAGAAGTTCGTGGGGACCAAGGACCTTGGAATGACGGATTCCAATCAGGAAATGCCTGTTGGAACCACGATTGCTTTGTTGGAGCGTGGCTCGCGTGTGTTGAGCGCAGTCCACAAGCGCCTGCACTACGCACAAAAGCAGGAACTGAAACTGCTGGCGCGCGTTATACGCGACACGGTAGGTGCCTATCCGTATGACGTGGCTGGTGGCCGTCAGATCTTCGTGCAGGATTTCGACGACAACATCGACATCATCCCTGTCACCGATCCAAACATCTTCTCGATGACGCAGCGCATCTCGCTGGCGCAAGAGCAACTCCGTCTTGCTCAAGCTGCACCGCAGATGCACAACCAATACGAAGCCTATCGCCGCATGTATTCGGCGCTTGGTGTGCAGGACATCGATCTGATCTTGCCGCCTCCGCAACAGCCGCAGCCGGAAGGTCCGGCGATGGAGAATGCGCGGGCGATGGTTGTGCCGAACGGTGCACCGCAGTTGAAGGCGTTTCCTCAGCAGGACCACCAAGCCCACATCATGTCGCATATCTCCTTCATCAAGTCGGCTCTGATCCAGACGTCGCCTCAGGTGTATGGCGTGTTGCTGTCGCACGTGTTTGAACACGTGTCGTTGATGGCCAACGAAACCGTCATGCAGCAAGCGCAGCAGATGATGGAGCAGGCTCCGCCGATGATCAATCCGATGACGGGTCAGATGATGCCGCCACCTCCGCCTCCGGTTGAATTGTTGCAGAAGGCTGCCGCAGCGGAAGAAGCGCAGATGATTGAAGCTGTCATGCAGCAACTCTCACCGCAACAAGCGGAAGATCCGTTGGTCAAGTTGCAGCAGCGCGACCTCGATATTCGCGAGCAGGCTGTGAAGTTGAAGGCTGAAGAAGCCGCACTGCGCATCGATCTTGATGAGCGCAAGCTTCAAGCAAAGCAGGCTGAAGAACAGACCCGCCGTGCTTCGACGGAAGACATTCAGCAACTGCGCGCGAACGTCTCTCTTGCTCGCGCCCGTGAGGCAAAAAGGCCTGCTCAATGAACCCGATGGAGCTCTTCTCCTCGCTGGAATCCCGCTACAAGCTGCCTCAGGGATACCTTGGCCGCGTCTATCAGGTTGAGAGCGACAGCGGAAAGAACCTCTACAACGAGAAGAGCGGAGCTAGGGGTCCATTCCAGTTCATTCCCAGCACAGCGCGGGGCATGGGCTTGGAAAACCCGAACGATCTAGGACAATCTGCTGAAGCAGCGGCACGTCTGGCTGCGCAGAATCGCGCTTATCTGCAAAGCAAAGGCATCGAGAATGTCGATGGCCGTGTTCTCTACCTTGCTCACAACCAAGGCGCTGATGGCGCGTATCGCCTGTTGACGAACGCCGACAAGCCTGCCGACAAACTGGTTGGAGAGAAGGCCGTCACTTGGAACTCCGGCAAAGAAGGCCAGCCTGCTGGTGAATTTGCTACGACCATCATGTCCAAGTATGGCGAAGGGGGAGGCGGCAAATCCTCCGAACCTTACAGCGCGCTTGGTGAAACAGCACCTGTTGCTGAAGCGGCTACTGAGGAGCGTCGCGCTTCGCGTCGCGAAACCTACGCGCTCAATACCTTGATGGGTCTGACAAAGGAGTTGGAGCCCAAACAAGCACCTATGCTGCCTATCCCGCGCTTGTCATATGCGGACGGCGGCATCGTCAGTCTCGTCAAGGAAGCAGAAGACGTCCGTGCCGCAGGCCGGAAAAACGACACCGTGCTTGCGCACATCACTCCGGAAGAAGCCCTCTTCTTGAAACGCCTTGGCGGCGCTGGAACCATCAACCCTGTAACCGGACTGCTTGAGTTCGATGATGGTGGCGGGGGCGGTGATGGTGGTGGAGGGGGCGACGGCGGCGGTGGTGATGGCGGCGGTGGTGACGGCGGAGACGGCGGAGACGGTGGAGACGGTGGAGACGGTGGAGACGGTGGAGACGACAGCGGAGATTCCGGCGACGACAGCGGCGACGACAGCGGCGACGATTCCGGCGACGACAGCGGCGACGATTCCGGCGACGACAGCGGCG